GCTCAGGCAATCAGTGGGATGATGATCTTGCAAGAGCACGCAGGACCAAAAACAGACCTGTGGTGACTTTGAACATCACACGCACATATGTGGACAAAATCCTCAATCCTCTCAGGCTCAATCCAATCTCAGGATCAGTCAAGAGTGCAGACAAAGACATCAATGCCATGATCAATGGTGTGCTGCGAGGCATTGACCGGATGTACAGAGCATCAGAGGCCTATGAGCTTGCAGCAGAGACTCAAATTATTGCAGGTGTTGGATATTTGCAGGTTGTTATTGAGCCACATCCAATCCTAAAAGGCAAAAATGTCATTGGCATCAAAGGAGTGCGCAATCCCACCTCTGTGCTTTGGGATCCATTTAGTGAGGCCATTGATGGCTCTGATGCAAGGCAGTGCGCAATCATGACATGGATTGACAGAGATGTGGCAATCACTGAGTATGGTGATGAGGCTGTGTCAGGTGACATTCGGTGGTTATATGGTCAGCTCACTCCACCTGCCAATGCAGTTGGTGATGTCACCTTTTATGAGATGATTGAGGAGTCCTCCAAGGAGGAGGAGAGCACTGAAACAACTGAGGAGATTGGGTCCAAAGGCAAAAAGTGCCGGATCACTCGTTTTGTTGGATCCAAGCAAGTGGCACAGGTTGAGTATGAGTGTGAGTGGCTGCTTGTGGTGCCTGTCTTTGGTGATCGCTGTTGGCTTGATGATGGATTTCAATGGACAGGCATGGTCTATAAAAACAGAGACAATCAAAACCTGATCAACCTCTATGCATCCAATGAGCTTGAGCTTGCCTCTCTTGCTCCAAAAAGTCCTTTCATTGCAGCGCATCAGCAAGTGCAAGGATATGAGAAATATTGGCGCACAGCAAACATTGAGGCACACTCATTCCTGCCATACAATGCATTGCTCCCAAATGGCCAAGTCATGCCACCACCACAGAGAGCAGACAACACAGCCCAAACATCAGGAGTAATGCAATCCAAGATGCAGTCTGTGGAAATGAGCTCCAAGCTGCTTGGTGTGCCTGATGTGGCTTTTGGTGGATTGACTGCAATGTCTGAGTCAGGCTCTGCTCTGCGCACTCGCTTGGCAGCAGCAGATGTGACCAATGCTCAATACATTGACAATCTCAGCAAGTCTGTTGAGCAAGTGATCAAGATTGAGATTGCTCTCATGCGTCAAACCTATGTTGGCATTCAGCCTGTTGAGGTGGTGGACGCAAGAGGAGTCTCTGACATTGCAGAAATTGATGTCTCTGCTGCGCTGACTGATGAGGTCAGAGCCATGCTGTCTGTGGAGATTGCAAGTGGTCCATCATTTGAGTCACGCAGGCAAGAGGAGCAGCAGTCTCTCAGAGATTTGGCCACCATGGGTGGTCCTGAGGTGGCAGCCATGACCATTGACTTGATCGCTGAGTCTTTTGACTCTCCCACAGGTGACAAGCTTGCAGCAAGGCTGCGCAGGCTCAGACCTGAGCTCAATGACAATGCTGATGAGGATGAGGAGGGAATCCCACCTGAGGCCAAGGCTGCTCTTGATCAGGCAACTGCCACCATTGAGAAATTGGAGGAGGCTGTCAAGTATCTTGAGGGCAAGCTTGGTGCAGCGCAGGCTGAGGTGGCCAATAAAGACAAAGAGATTGACAAAGACATCTACATTGCAGAGCTTAGGGCCAAGACTGAGTTAGAAAAGCAGGCCATGGCTGATGAGTCAAGAGCTGCGCTTGAGGCCATGAAAGCTCAGATTGCATCTATGGAGGAGGCTCTCAAAGTCATCAACGCACAGCAGATGCAGTCAGCTCAGGCAATTGATTCTGTGGAAATGCCTGTTGCAGAACCTCAAATGCAACAAATGGACAATTTAATTGGATCTCCTGAGCTGCCAATGAATATCATTGAGCGCACAACTTAGGTCTGTATTATATTTTAACTATCAACGGCATATTTCCGTGAACCACCGCAAATCCTGCGTAAAAAGGAGTCAATGTGGAAATCCCACAAGCAGAACCAACTGCAACACCAATCAGTGGTGATGGATCGATTGATCCAATTACTGAGCCAACCACCGGAATTGATCCACAAAACCCTGCTGCCCAAGATCCTGCTCCTGCTCCTGCAGCTGATGACGATGATCTCCCACATGGAGTGAAAAAACGCATCGGCAAGCTGACTGCAAGGCTGCATGGTCAAGAGGCATATGTGCAGAGCCTTGAGCAAAAGATTGCTCAGCTTGAGACTGCCACTCAACCACAGGCTCCAAATTGGGATGATTTGCCCATTGAGGAGCAGGTGAAAATGCTTGCAAGGCAAGAGGCTCAGTCCATCTTGCAGCAAGAGCGCAGTCAGCTCAGTGCAAAACAGCATCAGCAGCAAATTGTGGAGAATTTCCAAAGTCAGCTGTCAGATCTTGAAACAAGAGCTCCTCAAGCAAGAGAAATCATTGCAGAGGCAGAACCTTTTTTTGCTCAGATTGGCAGCGCAGCTCAGATGCAGATTTTGGGATCAGCTCATGCAGCAGACATTGCTTTTGAGATTGCTCAAAATCCAAATCTTGCATTGCAAATTGCAAAGATGTCACCTGAGCAAAAAGCAAAAACAATTGACAGGATGGAGATCAAAATTGAGCTACGCAAAGAGATGCAAGGTGTGATGTCACAGCCTGCAGCTCCTGCTCAAGCTCAATCTCCTCAGCGCACTCCTGCACAGCCCACACCACAGGCCAACAAAGGAGCAGCAGTTGCTCCTCCACTTAATCCTGATGATATGAGCTTTGAGCAGTATAAGCAATGGCGCAAAACCACAGGCAAAAAACGATAGATCCATACAGGAGATCAAATGCAAAACGCAATTCTGACTAGTAAGGTCATCACCAAAGAGGCACTGCGTGTGCTGCACAATGAGGTGGTGATGGTTGGCTTGGTTCGCAGGGATTTTGATTCATCTTTTGCCCAAGCAGGAGCAAAGATTGGTTCTACACTGCGCATCCGCAAGCCTGCACAATTCGGCCTACGCAAGGGCCAACAGCTCCAAATCCAATCCTTTGTTGAGACAGAGACAACTCTGACTCTCTCTGAGCAGCTTGGCATTGATGTTGAAATGACATCTGCTGAGTTGACTTTGGATTTGAACACCTTTTCTGAGCAAGTGCTCAAGCCTCAGATCAGCCGATTGGCAGCAGGTGTTGAGGAGTTCCTCATGCCTGTCATCAGCTCTGTTGGTAACTATGTCTTTGCAGGCACTGCAGGCAATAAAATCCAATTTGCTGACATGATGGGCTCTGTCACAGGCCTTGACAAGCTCACAGCTCCTCGTGACAAGGGTGGCAGAGCTTTTGTGGTCTCTCCTGACCACATGGCAGGATATATGGACTCTGTCAAGGGATTGTTTAATCCAAACAGCACCATTGGTGATCAATATGATGATGGGCAGATGGTTGACTCCTTTGGCTACAAAGTCAAGGCATCCAACCTCATCCCCAACTATCCAATCATCCCATCTGCTGATGGCACTTTGGGTGGCACTGCCATTGCAATCACAGGCATCACTTTGGGTGGAGCCAATGAGACAGGTGGATTTACGATTGCCACTCTGACTTTCAGTGCAACCACAGGTGCATCTGTTTTGCGTGATGGCACCATTTTCAACATCAACAATTGTTTCCAAGTCAACCCTGAGACCAAAAAAGTCTATGGCAATTTGCAAGGCTTTGCAATCACAGGTGACTATGTCATTGCATCAGGTGCAACCTCTGTTGTGGTGACTCTTGGATTCCCTGTTTATGTGTCAGGACCACTTCAAAATGTGTCCACCACTCCTGCAGGTGCCGGATCTTTCATTGGATCCACAGCCAAAGAGTTGGTGCAATCTGTCGCTTTCCATCGTGAGGCATTCACCCTTGGCTGTGCTGACTTGGTGCTGCCATCAGGTGTGGACATGGCTGCTCGTGAGACAGGTGATGGCATCTCCATGCGTCTGATCCGGCAGTACAATGCCCAAACTGACCAATTCCCATCTCGCTTGGATGTTATTGTTGGACGCAGAGCACTGCGCCAAGAATATGCCTATCGTATCATTGGAGGTGTAGCATGACTATTGCCAATCGTATCATCAGCAATCCTGTGGACAATTCCACAGATGCAGTCACAGACATCACAGCTCTTGCTGCTGCTGCTGCAGTCAGTAACAAGATTTCACCTGTGGTGCCATCCAATCAGCGTCCTGCAGGCACCACTGATTTGGCTGCAGTCAATGGTCAAGTGTGGACCTATCAGATTGAGTACAACTCAAACTTTGGCACATTTGTTGGAGTTGCTTGGCGCAAGTCATAAGTAATTCTTAGCACTTGCAAAGGCCTGCCTGATTGTGGGCAGGCCTTTTTTGATTAATCTTTAATCCTGAGGATCAAATGGAAAATCTACTCAATCCACTCAATCTGCAACCTGCTACACCAACTGCCACAGAGCAACCAAAAAAGCGCAAATCTGCAGCAAATGATGGCATCATCATCATGGTCAGAGGTGATCAAGAGACTCCTTGTGAGCCAAACAATGTGGCTGCCATGCAAGCTTGTGGTTGGAATCCTAAAAACTAAAAGAGGGCATCATGGCAACTCAAAGGCAGCGCATGACCTGCAGACAGGTCATCTTGAGAGCTTTCCAATATAGTGGCATCAAGATGCCTACAGAGCAGCCTGATGGCTTTGACACTCAGCTTGCTCTTGACTCTCTCAATTTGTTGGTTGGTCAATGGCGCAATGAGGAGCTTTGGCAGTATGGCATCCAAAGTCTTGAATTTGCAGTCACCACAGGCCAAAGAGAGTACACTATTGGCTATCAGGGAGACTTGCCAACAGCTCCTGATTGGCCAACCAATTATCCAATCATTGAGATCAGAGAGGCAAGAGTCAAAGTTGGTGGCCAAACTTGGCAGCCTTTGAGAGAGATCTCCATTGATGACTTTTATAGAACCACTGCCACACCAACTGCCAACAGGCTGCCATATGTCTTTGCATTTAACAGATCAGAGCCATATGGTGTCTTTCATTTGCTGAATGGTCCTGACCAAGGATATCCGGTGCAGATCATCATTGCCACAGCCATGCCATTTTACAGCTTGGATGATGAGATTGAGCTGCCTGCCGGCTATCTCAATGCATTCATCCTCAATCTTGGTGTTGTGCTTGGTGACACCTATCTTGCAGGCAGAGGCACATCTCCTGAGTTTAGAGACAGAGCGCAAAAGGCAATTGATGCCATCAAAGCAGTCAATTTCAAGCCTGAGCTTTTGACTTTGGATGTTGGTCCACTCAGATACAACATCTATTCTGACTCCTATGTGCAGATTGGTAGAGGAGGATTATGATATCCAAATTCATTGGTCCTGCATATGTCCTGCAGTCACTCAATGCTGCGCACAGAATTTGTGACAACATGTATCTGCAGAGCACAGAGGGTGAGGGAAAAGACAATTGGATTGCCATCAATAGAGAGGGAGAAAAGCTTTTTTTGGAGATTTCCACTCTTGCTCCTGATGGGGCCAAAGCAAGGCAGCTTTACTATTCAAGCAGAGGTGTCATGTGGGCAGTCTATGGATCAGCAGTGATTGAGATCACTCAAAATCCAAGCATCCTTTCATCTGTGCCATATGTTGCATTCAAAAGGTTGGATATCCCATCTCTGAGTGGCAGAGTCTCCATGACTGACAATGGCAAGTGGTTGGCAATTGCTGATGGGCAGACACTCAGGCTCATCAATATGGATGATTACTCTGTGCAGACTCCCAATCTGCCATTCACTCAGCCATTGGTTGTCACATACTTGAGTCAAAGGATGTATTGCATCTGTGGTGATCCTGCACCAACCACTCCTGACAGCACTGCTGATGGGATCAAGCG